CGTGCCATCGTCATTGAACCATTGGATGAGTCGGTGCATCTTGGCTGCACATTGCTTGAACGCCGTTCGCCAGTCGATGCCCCAGTTGATCAAGTCGTTGTTCGTGGCATCGTCGCCGAACATGACATTCTTCGGCGCGTCGCACTCAGTGCGAAGTGGCTGCGGCGGGCTGAGTTTGACGACTTCCGTTTGCACCGGCTGCAGAACTGGCGCTGGCGGGTTGGTCTTGACCGTTGAGCACGCTGCGCACAGAAGCAGGCAGAGGACCAGAAAGATATGACTTGACTTCATCGGATTTGCGCTCCAGGTCGCGGATCTTGGCTTTGGTGCTGGCTGACTCAGTTGTCAAGTCTTTGTAATCATCAATCAATCCTTGGACAATTGCGCCGTCGTTCTGACGTTGCTGTACCAAGTCAGCTATCGCTGCGTCTTGCTTGTTGTTGTAGTTCTGCAACGACGTCACATCGCTGCGCAGACTGTTGCTCGTAGTCTGCAGATTGACGACCGTGTCGTTCAGTCCTTTGTTCTGGTGATAGAACCAGATTGCCGCGCAGCCGAGTGCGATGGCAACGCCGATGCTGATATAACCAAGTACGAGACTCAGTTTACTGGTGAGCCAAGCCCATGCAGTTGCGAACATGACACTTACTCCTTACCGACGTTGTCGGCGATATCGTCTTTGGACAAGCCGGCTTTCTTGAGCAAGACGGCTTCGATTATAGAAACGACGCCTTTGGCACCAATCCAACCAGACGACGAAACGATGACGCCAGTCCAAAGCGTTCCCCAACCCATCGCCGCGCACATGAGCGTCACGATCGTTCCTACAGATACAGCAGCGCAGAACTCAAGCACGACGCGCCAGAACTTGACAGGTTCGTGCTTGTCTGCGTTCTTCATCAGATACGACATTGCGCCGCCATATCCAGCCATGAAGATCCACAATGCGTAGATCAGAATATCAAAGCGCGATGGCGGTTGCTTCATGTCCATCGTGCTCAGCTCCCGAGCAGCCGAATGCCGGCGATGATCTGCAATCCGCTATACGGTTGCACGCCGTTTTCATGTTTGATGATTGCAGCGATCATGTCGCCGAGCAAGTTGTCGTTCCGCAGGTCAATCGTGTCGGTTGACTGCACGCCCATGTTCGCACTCACTGCGGCGACATATGCAGGCGTGTCGTTCTCAGTGCTTGGTGCCCAGCGGTTAATGATGTCGTACACGGTGACGAGGCGCTGGCGCTGGAAATAGCTGATGCGTAGCAGATACGCAAGACAGCGAATGCCGAACTTGATGTCGCTGAACTGGCAGAACGATGGATCCTGCTGCACATCGCAGAGACCTTGCCAGTTATCGCCGAGTCGGATGTTGCCTGGATTGTTGTTGCGAATACCGCGAGGCATCGGACGACCAGCGTAGATCTTCGCCACGTTGTCCGGAATTACGATTTGCGAAGACATCGTCAGCTCCTCTGGTCAGCTCCTCAACTGCACATGCGAAGAAGCGTGACGCGGTGCCATTCAGCGAGGAGGAGCGAACTCGTCAATGAACGGCCAGCAGGCAAAGCACCGCGCCACGCTGGCGCACATTAGCGCACGCTTGGTTTTGATTGACTATCCCTCGAAACGACGCTTTTGGCGGCTGTAATGGCGGTTAATCCGTAATGTGTTTCTAATTGCTTGGTAAACAATAACTTAGCGCTTGCTGAATAAATGCCGATTTTATGGGAGCGAGTAATTTGTCGGGTTCGAGGCTCTCTGATACAGGTGATACATTAATACAGCAACATAAACTAAGCATGGGAAAAGGTAAAAGGACTAATACGTATAGGGTTTTGCAAACGGCAAAAATGTGTATCACCTGTATCACGGGGATATCTCAATGGTGTAAGTTGTTGTTTACGCTTAAGATTAAAAGCGATCTCGACGTGATACACATTTCTCGGGTGATACAGCAAATGTGTATTAAAAAGGTCTTTTTAATACTTGTTGGAATCACTCTCTAAAAGTATCCATTAATGAAACCCGTTATTGCGACATTTACCTGTATCAGATTCCTACCCATAAAGTGCCAAAGCACGAAGAACAGAATTGCAGAGAAGCCGAGTTTCCAAGTTGCCAAGACATCAGAGAAGCCGAGTAGTTGCGCGCAAATAATGCTGGATAGTCAAACTTTGTATAAGCGTATTAAGCTACGCGGCAACCTAGCCCAACGCGCCAGCAATAAGGGGAGCGACAACATGGCAGTTCAAAAGCTGCGGAAGTCCGCAGTCAGTAAGGTGACGACGTCGACAAAAGCGTCAAGTGAGTTGGATAAGTTGTTTAAGGAGAAGATGGCCGGTAGTAAGTTGGATGCGAAGACCGTTGCGAAGTTGGGATTCAAACTGAGCAGCGCGGCGCAATGTCCAGAAGGTCTCGTGTTCAAGTGCGCGGGATTCGTCATTCCTTACTTTGACCTGAGCGGAAAGCGAACGTCGTTTTTCCGTTACAGGTTTTTGGAACAACCCAAACAGAACGGCTTCGCCGGTTTGGTTAAGAGGAAGCCTATTCGTTACTCGCAGGTGTCCGGCACGATCAATGAGTTGTATCTACCCCCAGTAGTGGACTGGCGTTCAGTCGCGAAGGACAAGACACTGCCGATCATAATTACGGAGGGGGAACTTAAAGCCGCGAGCGGTTCGTTGTTGACTCCCTACCCGACTATCGGTCTTGGTGGCGTGTGGACATGGAAGTCGAACAAAGCACGCCAGCCCATGCTCCAGCAATTCGACGAGTTCGAATGGGAAGGACGTCCGGTCTATATCGTGTACGACAGTGACGCCAAGACCAACCCGATGGTCATACAGGCCGAGAACGCGTTGGCGCAGGCGCTAACAGCGCGCGGAGCCGAGCCGTTCATCACGCGGCTGCACGAGCTGGAGGACGGGAAGAAGTGCGGTCTGGACGACTTCCTGCTGTACAACTCGGTGAGCGATCTAGAGGAGCTGCTGGAGAATTCATTGCCGTGGCGCGCGGCCAAGGAGCTGCACGAGCTGAATGAGGAAGTAGTGTACGTGATGGATCCTGGCTTTGTCGTCAGGATCAAGACATTGCAGAAGATGTCGCCCCAAGCGTTCGTCGGCCACCACTATTCGACTCGGGTGTTTTGGGAAGAACAAGTGTCGGCGAATGGCAAGACCACAATGGTCAAGAAGGTTGCGCCGAAGGAATGGATAAGCTGGCCCATGCGCGCCGAAGTGAACCGCATGACCTACGCGCCCGGAGATGACCGAGTGACCGAAGCCGGAGAACTGAATGTTTGGCCCGGTTGGAACTGCGAGCCGAAGAAAGGCGACGTGAAGTTGTGGAACGAGCTGCTGAACCATTTGTTCGAGGGATTTCCGGACGAGCGCAAGTGGCTGGAGCAGTGGTTGGCGTGGCCGCTGCAACATCCAGGCGACAAGATGTACACCTACGTTTTGATGTGGGGCTTGAAGCATGGCACCGGCAAGTCGTTGATCGGATACTGCATGAAGCAGATCTACGGCTCGAACTGGGCTGAGATCAAGGACAAGCACTTGGAAGGGAATCACAACGAGTGGGCTGAGAACAAACAGTTCATCATGGGCGATGAAATCAGCATCGGTGACAAGCGCGGCATGGGCGATCGTGTCAAAGGCATGATCACTCAGGAAGATGTGCGGATTGATATCAAGTACGTGCCGTCGTACGTGGTGCCGGACCGTATCAACTACTATTTCACGTCGAACCATCCCGACTCATTTTTCCTGGAAGACGACGATCGTCGTGCGTTCGTGCATGAAGTGAAAGGTGGTGGTTTGCCTGACGAATTTTACGCACGATTTGAGCGATGGATCCGCGCTGACAAGTACAAGGACGCGCCCGGTCCTGCTGCCTTGTTCCACCATTTGCTGAATGTGGACGTGAGCGATTTTAATCCGCGTGCGCGTGCGCCCAACACGCAAGCGAAGACCGACATGTCACGTTCTGTGCGCAGCGAACTCGGCGACTGGGTAGGTAGGCTGCGCGAGTGCCCTGAGGAAGTGCTGAAGCTAGGAATGCACGAGTTTTCGTACAGGTTGTGGACGGCGGAAGAGTTGTTCAAGTTCTTTGACCCTGACGGTAAATCGCGCTCCACGGTCAACGGTTTTAGTCGTGAATTGCGTCGTGGTGGCTTCCAGCAAGTGGCGAACGGAATGCCAGTGCGAACCAAGACCAACGGCCAGTGCCGGTTATGGGCAGTGCGGCCCATTCCAAAGGAGATCATGCTGTCGCAGTCTCACGCTGCTGCGTATTACGATGACGAGCGTAAGCTGCCTGAGCCGAAGAGGAGCAAAGTGCGATGAGCGCGCCCAACTACAAAGAGTGGAATCCGAAGAAGGCTGCGCAGGAGTTGGCGCGCAAGTTGCGTGATAACGTGGACGCCGTGCTGGTGACGCGGTTCTGTCTGTACCGTACGCAAGACTTGATAAACGAAACCGAGACGCGTACGACGCAACACGCGCTGGCGCGCGCGATGAAAGACGTGGGGTTTATCACGGTCAGCAATGGTGCGCCGTGCCCCGTGGAAAGTGGTGAGGCGTACAGGTTGTGGATTGTGCGGAAAGTGGATGAACAGGTGCGTCGGTCGCAAACGGCTGGCGGTCGCTACTATGACGAGGAGCGTAAGTGATGGAAAGGAAATTGTACGAACACGAGTGCAAGTGGAGGCTGCCGGGTTTGATGGACATTGTGAAGGAAAAGGAGCACTGAAGTGAAGAACTATTACAAGACCCTGGACTGCCATCCGATGATGACAGACGAAGAAATCCGCGCTAAGTACCGCAAGCTCGCACGCGATTTCCATCCAGACCGCCCAAACGGCGACGCCGACATGTTCGCGCTCGTCACGGCTGCGCACAAAGCCATCGCCACGGCCAAGGGCAGGGCACATGTGCGCGGCCTGTACGCGCTGCATGCGCCGGCTTGTGGGGCGTGCAGTGGGGAAGGCTACAGCCAGCGCAGCAAGGGCTTCACGTCGGTGGTGTACACGCCCTGCGCTGAGTGCGGAGGTTGCGGCTACCTGCTGGAACAAGCGGCGAAGGTGCGCAGCTACACACGCAAGAAGTGATTGTAACTGCGCACTTGCAATGTTAAACTGGCGGCAAGGCATCCAGAGGAGCGAACCCAGTGCCCGCACCAATCCAACTCGGACCGTTCATGCGCATGATCGTTGAGCTTGAGCACCAAGCTCACGGCAGCGAAGTAGGCGCGGTCACGACGTACCAAGGCCACACGATTTCCTGTCGTGTGGTGTATACCGAAGTTCACAAGTACCGCGCCAGCTATTACCGAGAGTACTGGCTGGACGGCGTGCGGATAGGACTCTTGCAGATCCAGGAGAAGATATGCGGGAAAGGCTGACCGCGACTGGCTTGTTCGTAGTGGCGAATCGTCACGGCGACGTTGTCATGGCCGCGCCCGCGCTCACCAAGCGTAGAGCGTGGGCGAACGTGCGTACGACGTTCGGTGCGTACGAGACCATGATGCTGCGCCGCCGTGGATACGCCGCCGTTCCATGTACCATCACGTATGACCCGAGGAGCGAATTGACATGGCAAACGAACTGAAGAAGCTGGGCGAGCATACATCGCTTACAGTAGCTTGCGTCCTGGAAGATTTGAAAGAGGCCATCGACTCAGAGGCGAAGTGGTTTACGATCAAACCTTTCTTGAACATGGTCGCAGTGAAAGAAGCGCTTGAACTCGCGCTGGAGATTTCAAAATGAATGATTACATCACGTGCCCCGTGTGCATGGGTGTCGGAAAGAACATGCAAGGCGGTCCACATTCAGCGTTTCCAAAGGCTGAACCATGCTATCGCTGTTCAGGCACGGGCAAGGTCAAGCCCCTGCGCGCCAAGCAAAGCGGCGACGGCGCGAGTTTCGGTGCCGTGCTGCGCATGGAAGACGCCGCAGTTGCGCAGCAACGTCAGGCGAAGTGGGACGGACGCATGCTGACGATGGCCGAATTGGTGGCAGCGTGGTCCAAGGATCCTGGCACCAAGGTCGGCGCGGTGCTTGCGCAAGGTAATCGCGTCGTGAGCGTCGGCTACAATGGACTGCCGTCTAAACTTCCAGACGTCCATTTGGAAGACCGCGACAGCAAGCTCAGCCGCACCATTCACGCCGAGTTGAACGCGATCTTCAATGCTCAACGTCCCGTAGTTGGCTGCACGCTGTACGTTGTGCCGTTGTGGCCGTGTGACCGCTGCGCCGCGCACATCATCCAGGCTGGCATCACGCGAGTTGTTGCGCGCCTGCCCAAAAGGACGGAAATGGAGGCGAGCGAGAAGCTGAAACAGTGGGAAGCGTTGGGCGAAGTTTCCATGAGCTATTTCAAACAAGCCGGTGTCATCTACGACATCGTTGACTGAGGAGCGTGTCATGAGCAATGCGGCAAAGTGGAAGGAAGAAGCGGTGAAAGTGCTGGAGGACATGAAGCATCGTCCGTCGGCCGAAGCGCGCGGTAAGGCGGAGCGTCTGCTGGCGTGTGCCAACAACGACCTGACGCTGGGGCAGGCAGGGCGTCGCGTCCAGGAGCTCACCAACGCGATCAAGAAGTACGATCGCAACTCGGGGAGGCGCTGACTATGAAGGTGCTTATAGGATGTGAAGAATCAGGCGTCGTGCGGGACGCCTTCATAGCGAGGGGACATGACGCCATGTCATGCGATCTTCTTCCTTCCCGTTCGCGCGGCCCGCATTACTGCGGAAATGTGTTCGACGTGATCGATTACCCGTGGGATCTGGCGATTTTTCATCCGCCCTGTACTCATACGTCTGTCAGTGGAGCAAAACACTTCGCCGAGAAATGGATGGACGGCAGGCAGGCAGCCGGCGTCGCTTTTTTCATGGCGCTTGTTCGGCGTAGCGCACACATTCCGCGCGTAGCGCTGGAACAACCCGTCTCCATCATCAGCACGCTATATCGGAAGCCGGATCAAGTCATTCAGCCGTGGCAATTTGGACACGGGGAAACAAAAGCGACGTGTCTATGGTTGAAAGATCTATCTAAGCTAAAGCATACCAAGATCGTAGAAGGAAGAAAGGCGAGAATCCATACGATGGCGCCTGGCCCAAATAGAGCGCGTGAAAGGAGTGAGACGTATTTGGGAATTGCTAATGCAATGGCCGTACAATGGGGAGCGCTATGATGGCACCGCGCGCCAAACGAGTTCAGCAAGCGCCGCCGGAAGACGTCGGCCCAGTGCGCTACACGCAAGAGCGCCTGTTCTGGGGAATCGACAGCGACACGGTCAAGGCGCTCAAGCAAGTGTGGAAGGATGGCGAGCAGCTCGCTACCGAAGCCATTCCGGACGAAGCCATCTGCTGCGTCATCATGCTGGCGGCATGGGGCAGGCGGTTCGGCGTCGACTTGGTGGATGACTACGAAGTTCTCCTCCAGCGTGCGCGTGACGGTATGCTGGAAACGCGTATTCACCATCCGGATTTGTACTTCGTGAGCTGCGCTTGCATTCTGTATCAGCGCAACGAAGAACCGACCATTGGCGGTTTCGAGCAGATCGGCATTCCCGCCCACTATGAAGCATTAATTGGAGGAAGTGATGAATAAGCACCGTCGTCGACCGACGAAGGGTTTGCACGAGCCGCGCGTTTTCTTGTGCAAGCCGAACATGCTCGTCGCCAGCATCCGCGCAAGCCTGCGCATCTATACGCCAGCACTCGTCAGCTACGACGGCCAGCGCTGGTTCCACGTTTAATCAGGGGATACAAACATGGATTTCCATTGCATGCTCGCTGGCAAAGCGCCGGACAATCTCGAATCACTCATCTACCCCACAACCGTCAGCAACAAGCTGGATGGCGTGCGAGCGCTGGTGATTGGCGGCGTGGTGTACAGTCGCAACATGAAGCCCATTCCGTGCCAGCGCGTGCAAGCGTGGTTCGGGCGTCGTGATTTCAATGGGCTGGATGGCGAGCTGATAGCTGGGCCGGCAAACGCGCCCGACGTTTACCGCCGCACGACTAGCGCGGTGATGTCCAAGACCGGAGACGACGACATTACGTTCCACGTGTTCGACTGCTTCAACTCTCCGAACTTGCCGCACCGTCTGCGCCTGGAGGAAGCGGAAGAAATCGCTGGCGGTCAGCCGCGCGTCGTCATCGTTGCGCATGCCGTGGTAGAAAGCGCCGAAGAAATCGACTACCATGAACACCATGCGCTGGAAGAAGGCTACGAAGGCTTGATGCTGCGACATCCCGGCTGCGCATACAAGAACGGGCGCAGCACGGCGCGCGAACAGTCGCTGCTCAAGCTCAAGCGCTTTGATGATAGTGAAGCCGTAATCCATGATTTTGAAGAGCAGATGCACAATGCCAACGTCGCCGAGCGTGACGAGCTTGGCCGCACCAAGCGCAGCACGCAGAAAGCGGGATTGAAACCTGCCGGCGTACTGGGCGCGCTGGTGGTGCAGGATGTTCGCAGCGGTGCCAAGTTCAACGTCGGAACCGGGTTCAGCGCGCATGACCGCGACATCTTGTGGAAGCAGCGCAAGTCGCTCATCGGGAAGGTCATCAAGTACAAGTTCTTCCCCAGTGGAAACAAGCAAGCGCCGCGCTTTCCCACGTTCGCGGGTTTCCGCGATGAAATCGATATGTAGATGTAACCACGCAATGGCGGTGTTAAACTAACCCACGGCGCGCAATGCGCCATAATCCAGAGGAGCGACAATCATGGCAACCGCAAAGACCGCAGCCAAGAAGCCGGCTGCGAAGAAAGCTGCATTCAAGATCCCGAAGACACTCGGTGCCTGCGCCGACCTGCTGTACACCACGCGCGAAGAACGCTTGGCGTTGCAGAAGCAGATCGACGAGCTGGCCGAGCGCGAGTCCATGCTGAAGGAACACGTCATCAACAACTTGCCCAAGTCCAACGCCACGGGCGTCAGCGGCAAGGTGGCGAACGTGCGCGTGGAAACCAAAACGATCCCGCAAGTGCAGGACTGGGAGAAGTTCTACCAGTACATTTCCAAGAACAAGGCTTTCGATCTGCTCCAGCGCCGCGTCAACGACAAGGCCATCCAGGAGCGCTGGGAAGCCAAGAAGACCGTCGCCGGCGTCGGTACGTTCGACGTCGTCAAGGTGAGCTGCACCAAGGTCTAACGCAGCGCCGCCACCGTGGGCGGGATAAGAAGATCACGGCACCTAACCCTAGTCACTAAGGAATACAGAACATGGCAACTGCAACGAAGAAAGCAACCGCGAAGAAGGCTCCGGGCAAAGACGTCGTCAAGTGGGACGAAGAGCTCGCCAAACTTGCCGAAATGTCGGTGGGCATCGAAGCCAGCGTCGGCTCCGGCGGCAACTACATCAAGACGCGCGGCGGGCAGCTCGAATACAACGGCGGCATCATCCCCGGCAACAAGATGAACGTGATCATCCTGGACCATGTCATCGAGTATGTGTACTACACCGATCGTTTCGATCCGGACAATCCGCAGACGCCCGCCGCCTACGCCATCGGCCGCGACGAGAACGACATGCGCTGGCATGAGGACAGCATCGAGCCGTATGCCGGCGAGCTCTGCAAGGACAGCGACATCAACCAATGGGGCAGCGCCGATACCGGGCGTGGCAAGGCGTGCAAGAACACGCGCCGGCTTGCATTGCTGCCGGAAGACGCGATCGAGGAAGGAATCGAAGACGCCGAGTTGGCGTTCATCAAAGTGCCGGTCACCAGCGTCAAGGCATGGGCCGGCTACGTGCGTCAGCTCGCAGACCAGCTCAAGCGCCCGACGCTGGGCGTAGTGACGGAGATCAGTCTGTCGCCGGATCCGAAGACGCAGTTCAAGATGAACTTCAAGTTGATCGGCACCATCGACGATGGCGACTTGATCGGCGAACTGCTGGAGAAGCGAAAGACCGCCGAGACCCCGCTGTTCGCCGGCTACGCCAAGCCGGAGGAAGACGCTGCACCGCCCCAGCGCGGTCGCAACGCTCCGCGCAGCAAGGTCGGTCAGCAGCGCACGCAGGCACCGGCCAAGGCCGCGCCGCGCGGTCGCCGCTGATACGTAGTGCGTTGAACGTAGCTGGGCGGCGCAATGTCGCCCAGCTTTAACCGAGGAGCGACAAATGATCGACGAAGTACACGAGAGCGACCTGCGTAGTTGGCGACAACTGAACGCCGTGCTCAAGGAAGCCAGCGAAGACGCCTGCAACGAACTGCTCACGATGGAGAAGCACGGTCAGGCGCGTCTGCAATTCCTCAACCGAATTCACGGCGCGTACAACAAGCGTCGCTATGAGCGCGAACGCCTGGAACTGGCGTCACGCGCAAGGAGTGCATGAGCATGGCACGCATTGCGAAATTCAAAGTCCCCGACGTCATCACCGTCGACTTCGAAACCAAGGGCATTCAGCGTCGTCCGGAATATCCGCCCAAGCCGGTCGGCGTCAGCATTATCATGCCGGGTGAGCGCAAGTCCACATACTACGCATGGGGACATCCGACGAAGAACAACTGCACCGAGAAGCAAGGTCACGCCAAGGTCAAGGAAGCGTGGGAGCTAGCGCGCACCAAGAAGATCGGCCTGCTGTTCCAGAACGGCAAGTTCGACGTCGACGTCGCCGAAGTGCATTGCGGCGTCAAGCGGCTGGACTGGTCGCTGTATCATGACACGATGTTCCTGATTTTCCTGTCCGATCCGCACGCCGAAACCTACAGTCTCAAGCCTGCGGCCGAGCGCATTCTGGGCATGCCGCCCGAGGAGCAGGATGCTGTGAAGGAATGGGTGCTCGCCCACAAGCGCGAGATCAGTCAGAAGTACGGACTCGCCAAGGACTTCACGCCGAGCGAGTGGGGCGCGTACATCTGCGAAGCTCCCGGCGACCTCGTGGGCAAGTACGCCGACGGCGATACCATCCGCACGCTCAAGCTATTCAAGCATCTCTATCCGGACGTATGGGCGCGCGGCATGGCGGAAAGCTACGACCGCGAGCGCAAGCTGATGCCGATCCTCATGGACAACGAGCGCGCCGGCATGCGTATTGATGTGCCCGGCCTGGAGCGTGACATCGAGCAGTATCGCAGCGCGCGCACCACGGCTGACAACTGGCTACGCAAGACGCTGAAAGCGCCTGACCTGAATATCGACAGCGACAAGGACATGGCCGCAGCGTTGAAGCGTGCAGGCGTCGTGACGGACTTCGTGAAGACGCCCACTGGGCAGGACAGCGTCAGCAAGAAGAACTTGACGGCGGACTTGTTCAACGACAAGCGCGTGTTCGCGACGTTTGGCTACCGCAATCGCCTCACCACTTGCTTGACCATGTTCATGGAGCGCTGGCATAGCATCGGCCACCGTACTGGCTACATCAACACGACGTGGAACCAAGTCCGTCAGTCGCGCAGCAGCGGCAACAACGGCACACGCACGGGACGCCCCAGCACCAGCGACCCGAACTTCCTTAACCTGAGCAAGAGCTGGTACGACAAGAACGATGGATACGTTCATCCGAAGCATCTCAAGTCTCTGCCAGAGTTGCCTCTGGTTCGCAAGTACATTCTTCCCGATCCAGGAGGCGTGTTTCTGCATCGCGACTATAATCAGCAGGAGCTGCGCTTGCTGGCGCACTTCGAAAACGACAAGCTCATGGATGCGTACAACGCGAACCCGCGTATGGACGTCCATCAGTTCGTGGTGGACGCGGTGTACGAAATCCTCGGACTGAAGCTGGAACGTCGTGCAGCCAAGGTCGTGAACTTCGGGCTGCTGTACGGCATGGGCCTCGGCAAGTTGAGCGAGGACATGGATACGGACGTAGAGACGGCCAAACGCATCAAGAAGGCGCAGCTCAGCGCATTGCCCGGCCTCAAGGCATTGCAGGACGACATCAACGCGCTCGCCAAGGGTGGTCAGCCCATCCATACATTCGGTGGGCGTGAGTACTATCCCGAGCCGAGCAAGATCATCAACGGACGTCTCGTTGACTTCATCTACAAGCTGCTGAACTATCTCATTCAGGGCAGCGCAGCGGACTTCACCAAGGAAGCGATCATTCGTTATCATGACGTTCGCAAGGACAGCCGCTTCCTTGTCACCGTGTACGACGAAATTAACATCAGCGCGCCCAAGGGCAGCGTCAAGCGCGAGATGAAGGCGCTGCGCGAAGCCATGGAAGGTATCCCCAACGTAGACGTCCCCATGCTGACCGACGGCAAGTCCGGTCTGACGTGGGGTGACTTGGCAAAGTACGAGGATTAATATCATGGGATTCAACGCCGTCAAGACTTTCACTTCGGTTTCGTACACGCGATTGAGCGACTACGAGCAGTGCCCTCTCTTCGCCAACTACAAGCATCTCGTCAAGCTGCCCACGCCCAAGAACGACGCCATGCAGCGCGGCGCTGACATCGCCGATGCGACGGACGAGTGGTTCAAGGGCACGCGCCGCACCATGCCCAAGGAACTCGCGCCGCTCAAGAGCGAGTATCAGCTCATCAAGAAGGACAAGTCTACCGTCGCCGAGGCGAACTGGGGCTTCACGCGCACTTGGGAACCGTGCAGTCCGACCGACTGGAACCGCTGCTGGCTGCGTGTGAAGATCGATATCCAGCGCATTACGCCCGACGGCAAGATCCTGAAAATCGATGACAGCAAGACCGGCAAGTACAGCGAGTACAAGGTGGCCGGCTACGAAGATCAGCTCCGGTTGTACACGACGACGGGCGTGATCATGTTTCCCAAGGTGCAGGAAATCCAGACGCGGTTGCTGTTCAGCGACCTCGGTTTGATCCATCCGAATACTGGGCCGCGCACGTACACCGCGAAGGAAGCAGTCGCCATGCGCAAGGACTGGGAGCGTCGCTTCAAGCCCATGATGGCCGACACCAAGTTCGCTCCGCGTCCTGGACCGTATTGCCGTTGGTGTCCGTTCAGCAAGAACGCCACCGACAAGGACGGCAAGCCGTTGATCACCGCTGGCAAGTGCAAGTATTGATGCCATGCGGAAACTCACGTTAGAGAAGGAGAACGTGGAGAATCCGACGGTCGGCTGGGCAAAGAAGAATGGCTGCGAGCTCGTCTACAAGATGAGCACGCAGTTCACTCGCGACTGGCCCGATCGTCTGTTCTTCATACCCGGTGGTCGACCGCTTCTTATTGAGTTCAAGCGGCCCGGCAAAGCGCCAACGCCCAAGCAAGCGGCACGCATCAAGCAACTGAAGGAACTTGGATATGACGTCGAAGTCTGCGACAACAAAGAGCAAGGTGTCGCGCTTGTCAGGGCTCGATTGGAAGCCGCTGCCGTACATGCGCCGCGCCGTAAAGTTCCTACTGGAGCACGGCGGCGCAGCTCTGTTCCTTGACCCCGGCCTGCGCAAGACGTCCATCACGCTGGCTGCGGTCAAGGTGCTGCTGGAGCGTGAGCTGCTGGATAAGGTGCTGCTGATCGCTCCGCTGCGCGTGGTGTACAGCGTGTGGCCGAACGAGATTGAAAAGTGGAACGACTTTCAGCACATCACATATGCCATCTGCCATGGGAAGGACAAAGAAGAAGCCATCCGTCAGGACGTGAACATCTACCTTGTCAATCCGGAGGGGCTTGAATGGTTCCTTGCCAACTGGAAACTAGTCAAGCCGGATACGCTGGTCGTGGACGAAAGCACCAAGTTCAAGAATTCGCAGTCCAAGCGGTTCAAAGTGCTCAAGGCGTTCATACCCAAGTTCCGTCGTCGTTGGATACTTACTGGTACGCCAGCGCCGAACGGCTTGCTTGACTTGTTCGCCCAGATGTACATCGTTGACGAAGGCCGCTCGCTTGGTAAGTTCATCACGCAGTACCGCAACACGCATTTCGATTCGAGCGGCTTTGGCGGCTACGACTGGAAGCTGCGCAAGGGCGAGGATAAGGTTATCTATAACAAGATCAAGCCCTACGCCCTGCGCATGGAAGCCGAGGACTTCATCGAGCTGCCTGACGTAGTAGAGAACGACGTGATGGTGTTCCTGCCAGACCACGCCGTCAAGCTGTACGCGGAAATGGAGCTGGCTGCGTTTGCTGAGCTCGACGACCTGCGCACGGTCAACGCGGCCAGCGCAGCCGCAGCGCTCAGCAAGTGCAGGCAGATTGCCAATGGCGCGGTATACGCAGACGAGAGCAAGGCGTTCAACAACGTCGCCATCATTCACGACGCGAAGATGGAAGCACTGGAGTCGATTATTGAGGAACGTGGTGGTCGCCCGGTGCTGGTGGCGTACGAGTTCAAGCATGACTACGACCATGCCTGCGAGTACTTCAAGCGTGACATTCCGCGCATTGGTGGCGGCGTCAGTGCCAAGGAAGGCAAGCGGCTCGAGGCTGCGTGGAATGCCGGTGAGCTGGACATCTTGTTTGCGCACCCGGCCAGCGTCGGTCATGGGCTGAACATGCAGGAATGCGAGGAAGCTGACTGCATCGTGTGGTTCTGCCCCACGTACGATCTGGAACACTACGATCAGTTCAATCGCCGTCTGCGCCGCAGCGGTGCCAAGTTCAAGCGTCTGTTCATTCATCGCTTGATCGCCTACAATACCGCCGACCACGTCAGCGCGCGTGCGCTGCACGGCAAGCACAAGGATCAGAAATCTTTCCTGGACGCGCTAAAGACATATCGCGCCAGCAAGCCTACCGCGCCGGCGGTTTCCGGCAAATCACTGAAGAGGAAGTAAGCCATGTCGCTCATCAAGACCGTGGAAGCCGATCTGCACAAGATCATCGAAAACCTGGAAGCCGAGTTCAAGAAGCTCGTCAACGTCACCCATCACGACGCCGTCAGCGGCATGGTGGACAAGGCCAAGGCCGACGTCACCGCGACCGTCAGCGCTGCGGCTGGGGACGTGTCGCAGGTTGCCAACGGCAGCGCTGCTCCCGTGGACCCCGTGGCGGGCACGCAGGAGAACGGTACGGACGCACCCGCTGCCGACGTCAACGACAAGGGCGGCGAGCAGGCCGATCCGGCTGCTGGTGCCAGCGCATAAGCCTGGAACGATGTAACCCGGTGCCGTCTGCAATGGGCGGCACCATTCTAACGAGGAGCAAAGCGATGAAGGTTTACATCCCCACGCTCGGCAGGCCGCAGCACCAGCACACGTTCAGCGCGCTGATCTGCGTGCGCAGTGCCGATGTCGTGCTCGTGGTTGCGCCGGAAGAGCGCGCAGAATACAAGAAGTTCAACCCTGACGCGAACATCATCGCAACGCCGAAGGGCGTGCAGGGACACATCGGCCGTGTGCGCGAGTGGATCATCGCGAAGCACATGGTCACCAGCGACGATCCGCGCTTGGTCATGATGGACGACGACCTCGTGTTCAGTCGTCGCCGCGTGGACGATCCTACCAAGGCCACGGCCGCGACGGTCAACGATCTCCAGCAGATGCTCAAGTGTCTTGAAGGAACGCTCAAGTCCGTCGCCCATGCCGGCATCATTGCGCGCGAAGGTGCCAACCGCTACGCCGACGACGGCGCGCTGGAATGCACTCGCATGATGCGCGTACTCGGTTACAACACGGCCAAGCTGCCGCACGACATCGCGTTCGGACGTGTGCAGTTCATGGAGGACTTCGACGTCACGTTGCAACTGCTGCGCGCCGGCCTGCGCAACGTGGTCCATTGCGAGTGGTGGCACAATCAGGGCGGCTCCAACTTGCCGGGCGGCTGCGCTACATCTCGCACGATGGAAGCGCATGCCGCCGCTGCCCATGCGCTGCGTGCGCTGCACCCGGACTTCGTCAAGGTTGTGCAGAAGCAGACGAAGACGGCGTGGGGCGGTGGTGAGCGAACCGACGTCAAGATCGCTTGGAAGAAGGCGTACCAGTCCAGCGGGAGGAAGTGAAATGCGTACCCAAGATTTCGCCAGCTTTATCATGGAGCGCGAGCATGTACGCAAGGGCAAGGAAGGTCGCCCGCCGCGACCCAAGCCGTGGACAACCGACCCCATCCTGCAGTCGTACCGCTTCTGCAACGTGCGGCGTGAGGACGATAAGGTCACGCGCTGGATTGCCGATAACTGGCGCAAGCCGATCGGCGAGGTTGGCAACCCGGACCTCTGGTTCTGGATGCTGGTGGCACGTCTGATCAATCATCCGGATACGCTCCAATTCATCCACTACAAGCTGCGCATGACCAAGAAGCAGATGTGGGACGAGGAGCGTTTCATCGCTGCTATGCACGAGCGCCACGCGACCGGCGAAAAGGTCTGGGGCGGTGCGTACATCGTCAGCACCAACGGCAACCGCATGAACAAAGCGGAATACATCGCGAAGTTCGTGCTGACGCCCGCGTGGGAAAAGCGCACGGCTATGCGTCCTCGCAAGGGCGAAACGCTTGAGAGCTTCTGCGAGATGCTTCTCACGCTCAACGGCGTGCAGGGCTTTATCGCAGGGCAGGTGATCGCCGACACCAAATATGCAGACAAGACGCTTCTGCAAGCGACTGACTGGGGAACGTTCGCGGTTAGCGGTCCCGGCAGTAAGCGCGGCCTCAACCGTATCTTCGGCAACGACAAAGACAAGCCGTGGAACGAACAGGCGTGGCGCAAAGCACTCGCTGAGCTGCGCGACGCCACCAACCGCACAATCAAAAAGCACATCGGCGAACTGGACGCGCAAGACATCCAGAACTGCCTCTGTGAATTCGATAAGTACGAGCGCGTCCGTCTGGGCGAAGGCAAGCCGCGCTCCTCGTATCCTGGCCTTCGCTAACAGGGAGAACAAGCATGATCACTATCAAGGCAAACAATGTCGGCCACGCTTTCAAGCAAGCACTCAGCTTGTTCGTCGGCTGCGGCAAAGAAAGCGACTCGCGCAATGGCAGCGTCATCCGCATTGACGAGCCTGTCACCACGGTCTACACCGACCCGCGTCAGCGCGTGTTGTGGAACAAGGTACGTCGCCCCAACCCATTCTTCCATCTGATGGAAGCGATGTGGATGCTGGCTGGGCGCAACGACCTGCGCTTCGTCAGCCTGTTCAACAAGCGCATGAGCGAGTACAGCGACGATCGTGGTGTGACGCAGCCTGCGGCCTACGGCTACCGCTGGCGTCAGCATTTCGACTGGGATCAGGTCGCATTCGTGATCAAGGAGCTGCGCACTAATCCGCAGTCGCGCCGCTGCGTAGTTGCCATGTGGGATCCGAACACGGATCTCAAGGCCGTGGCGAATGGCGGTAAAGACGTCCCGTGCAATACGACCATCTATTTCCTCGTGCGCCCGGACGGCACGTTGGACATGACCGTCAGCAACCGCAGCAACGACGCGATCTGGGGCTGCTATGGCGCGAACGTGGTTCACATGTCGTTCTTGCATGAGTATGTCGCGCTCGCTGCCGGCCTGCCGCTGGGCAAGTACGTCCAGATCAGCAACGACCTGCACATCTACACCGATGTGTTCTCGCCCATCGACGTCGTCAGCATGCACGGCCAGCAGAGCGAACGCGACGTGGGCGAGCCGCAGCCGCTCGTCTTTCCGGGCGAGTCCATGGACGCGTGGCTGCGTGACCTGCACGAGTTCTTCCACGCATACGACAACAAGGCGCTCCACGACTACGCGCCTAAGACCGCATGGTTCAAGGACGTGGTCATGCCGATGTATGCAGCGTGGACGGCGTACAAGAACGAAGACTTCAATCATGCTTACATGCTGCTCGGCCAGTGTACGGCGGACGACTGGCTGGAGGCCGGAAAGGAATGGCTGCTGAGTAGCAAACTCGGCCAGCGCAGCCGCAGGAGCGTCGCATGAGTATGAACGCAGGACAGTACGAAGCTGCTCTGCAATTCGCAGAGCAGTACGAAGCCGTGAACAGTGGCGGAATGGTGCAGCGGTTCCACACGCACCGCACGACGGGCGAGGACACGGTCGCTTCCCATTCCTGGGGCGTGGCCGTGATCGTCGACATCCTCTGCAATGGCAAAGCGCCGGCCGACTTGCTCCGCGCTGCGCTATATCACGACATCGCTGAGTTCAAGTACGGCGACATTCCCAGTCCAGCCAAGCGGCTTATGAACAGTGAGGCGCTGCGGAAGATGGAGGATGTGTACATGCGCGAGCACAGCATGTTCGTCCAACTAGGAACCGTGGACCGCTGCATTCTCAAGATCGCTGACATCCTGGATGGCATGCGCTTTGTGTGCAACGAGTCGCTCATGGGCAATCGCACGCTCGTGCCGATCTGGAACACGTACCGCGAATACTTGGTGTCGAAGCTCTCGGAGCTGGTCACACTTGGCGAGCACGATACGTTCGCCGCTTATACAACCGAAAACGTGGGACGCTTCATCGGCGTCCTCCAAGCCAAGATGGAGCAAGCCAATGCAATCAGCAAATGAAAAGCAAGTCGGCGGTACGCATTACGCCGGCAAGACGCAGCACTGGGATTACGTGGCGCGCGCGCTGCGCGGTCGGTACTTCGAAGGCAACATCACGAAGTATGTGGCGCGTCACCGCAAGAAGAACGGTCTGCAAGACCTGGAGAAAGCGCTGCACTACCTTGACAAGCTGACGGAGATGTTCCTGAACGGAACCGTCCGCCCACCACGCGAGTCCGGCGAAGTGATGTATCCCGAAGGCGTCAGCGCGTTCGTGGAGGACAGCGGACTGGAGTACTGGGAAGCGCAGGTGATGCTCAGGGCAGCGCTTTGGAATAGCGCGGTTGACCTCGGCGAACTGAAGGGCATCATCACCGTGCTCAAGACGCGATTCGAGAATAGCCGTCTAGACGTCCAAACGCAGAACGACGGTTCCGACGGTGTTGGACAAGGTCAGCCGGCGCTCGGGCTGCTGGATAGTTTGAAGACCGCCTAGCGAACCTTAACGGCAGTTAAACGGCGCGCAGAAAGTGCTTGCGTTCTTCGACCATCGGCGTAGAGTTCGTTTCCACGGGGCGGCACACGGTCGCCTCTTCAACCCAACTGAGGAGTGAAGAACATGGCTACCGAATCCAAGTCCAAGAAGGCCGCTGCGAACGAAGCCGCCACCAACAAGGCCAGCCTGAAGACCGGCACCAAGCTCGGCACCGGCACCAAGGTCAGCAAGGGCGCTCCCGCCAAGCCCGCGAGCAAGCCGGCCAAGGCTCCGAAGGAGAAGGCTCCGAAGGCGGAAGGTGAAGGCGGTCGTCGCGGTCGTGCTCCGGCGTGGCCGCTGGATGCCAAGATCAAGGTTCTGGTCGAGAACCCGAAGCGCGCCGGTACCGCCAGCCACGACCGCTTCGCCCTGTACGGCAAGGGCACCACGGTCGGCGCGTTCCTGGAAGCGGGCGGCACGTCCGGCGACCTGCACTGGGACAGCGAGCACGAGTACATCTCGATCGGCTGATTTGCTCACTGGCAGTGGGCACCTTTGGAACCCGGCTTCGGCCGGGTTTCTTTTTGCCTGCGCGTGACCACCTGTACGGTCTTGCAGCAGCGCCGCCCAGCTACCGCGCCAGCAGCCCGGCAACGTGCCAGCCGAGCCGCCACGCGCTCCAGGCGCAGCCGTAGGCCACAACGCCAGCCAATTTGCCGGCAGCAAGCCGCTCAGACGGCGCTAGGCGGGGCGCGCAGCACCTTGGCAGTACGTAGGCAGCGACCTAGCGGCTGCACGCGCCCTGCACGGCTGTTAGCGTGCCATTGCGCAATGGCATGGTTACGCTGTACACTGGGCGCGGGTGAATGCACCATGATTGAGGAGCGAAGTATCATGTCCAAGAACGCCAACGTGCTGAAGGCAATAAAGCTGACGACCATTGACATCAACCTTGGACGTCAGCCGCTGGAAGAAGCTCGGCAGCAGCTTTATCTTGCAAATCGGGAACTCCAAGAACTGTGCGCCGTGGAAGCCAGCTATCCGCCGGAGATCCGCGAGGAGAAGATCCAGCG